TCCGCATCGTGTTGCCGGTGAGATCAATCGGCGGCCCTGCCGTTACTCCATCAGACAGCAAGGTCTGATAGATGAAGCCGCGAATAAAGTCGGCATCGTTCCAGCATGTGATGTTGACGATGGCCATCGCTATTTCTTTTTCGGCGGCTTGTTGCCTGTGCTGTTCACGGTGATGAATGGAGTCTTTGGCGACTCGCCACCGATCTTGATGCCTGCTTGATCAAAGACCGCTTGGAGTGCGGCGTCAGTCTGATTGCCGTTCTCATCCTCGGGCCATCGCGTCGCGGGGCCTGTCGCCAGAAACTCGACATAGCCGGGATCACTCGCGGACACGACGGACTTTTGCAGGCTCGAGAACACGCGCCCGTCATCCGCCAACCAATAATGGTCGAACAGATCGAACACCCGAAAAACCGGAAGCGGTGTGTTGTCAGTCACGTCAGACATATTGACCTCCCGAAGCCGTCGTGCCGGCAAGGTTGCCCGGATAGTAGTTGACGCCGCCGCCACCGCTATCGATCACCGAGTTCATTTGCGAAGTGTATTTCGTGCCGTTGCCATAGGAAGGATTTGCGATAGATGAATAGTAAATAGCGCACATCGATCCACGAATGGCGGCGATGAAATACTGATACGAAACGCTAGTCGTAAAGGTGAGAGTCGGCTGATCAAGACCGTTCACAGCGACGTTCGTGATGGCGTTGCCGAAGATGTGCGCGCCGCCGGTCAACGAATTTCCGGGCGAGCCGCCGCTGATATAGATAGGGCCGCGCGGGACGAAGTTGGAGCCGCTGCCGGCGACGTAGATGTGCGGGCCACTGCAAGCGGCGAAGTTCATATAGGAGCACTGGATGCGGCAATTATAGGACATATTGAAGCCGCACAAATTGTCGCCGCCTGACACACTGCCACTGGATGTGAGCATGAACCCATTGATGAACTGCATGCCGCAGAAAGCGCCGATGCACGCGGAGTGATTGACGCCGGTCACGATCACGTTTCCGGGGTTTGAGTTGTTGCCCTGCCACGTCACAGAGCCGTTGCCATTGGGCGATGGGATCGTCCAATACGGATAGCCCGTGTTATCAGCGACGTTGACCTGAACGCTGTAGCCGTTGAGATTGTATTTGTTGATCTCGTTCGATGCGCGTTGCAGTGTCTTGTAGGGACCATGGTTCGGCGCGGTGAACGTCGCCGCCGAGCCGTCATAGTTGGTATCGTCGCCGGTCGCATAGTTGACGTAAAAGGTTTTCGGAGCGAGCAAATAGATCGGGCCGCCCGAACCGCCGCCGCCACCGACCGTTGACGACCACACCATCTGGAAGTTGGTGCCGTCGTAGATGAAGCACACCACCGAGTTTGCTTTCAACTCTGCCGCCGTCAGGATCGAGCCATCGACGTGAACGATATTCTTCGGACCAAGGGCGTTGACGTTGAGCGTTGATGCGCCCGTGTTGGTGTTGGCGATCTTGGTGACCACCGTCATGTATTTGAAGTACGCAGTCGGCGCGGGGGTCTGCGTCACCTGATATTGATTGACCGTGCCGGCGTCGTCGTCCGACCACAGCAAGCCGCTCTGAATGCTCTTCGCGAGTTGATGCAGGTCGGAGTTCGACGGCGTCAGCAACGCTGCGTCGCGAATGACGTTGACGATTTCACGCTGCGGATACTCGATTGAGCCTGCGGGCGGGATCGAGCCAGCTGTCCCCGTCGAAGGATTGCCGTTGATATACGGCGTATCGCCCCACGTCACTTCGGCGGGCATCCCATACGGCTGATTGTATTGCATTAGAGATTCCTTCCCATCATCAAGGCGTGCCAGCCATCGGGTCGCTGGGGTCGGTCAAGCCGCCAAGGTCGTAAATGATTTGCGTGTGCGCGGGCTTCCAGCGGTTGAGGATGCACTCAAGATCGGCGGGGATGCCGATGCGAAGATGCGGATCGACGCCGCACTGACCGGATGCGCAGCGAAACCATTGAAGGCTTGTCGCCGAAACGTGAACCGTCCAGTAGTAGCGATTCTCTGGCGGCCCCAATCCATAATTCGGATAGGCGCTTAGCTCGCCGTTCGCGACGTGATTGCCAAGCGGATCAGTGACCGGCAAATAGCCGAGCACCCAATTCTGATTGAAACAGGGATCAGTCCCATCGCCGTAGACGCGCGAATCTCCGCAGCGGTCGATGCCGCAAACGAAAGTGCGGTACTCGGAGATCGTGATGTCGTAGCCGAGAAATTTCGCGAAATCGATGTAGAACTGGCGCGAGTTCGAACCGTACAGCGTCATGCGCGCGACGAGCGCCTTTTGCCTCTCGTCTATCGTCTGCGGCGCGGTGTAGCAGGGATCGGGCAATCCCCAATTGCGCTCCCAATCCGGCAGCAGCTCGACCGTCGATCTGGGATCGCTTTCAATCTCCAAGAGATCGGCGGCCCGACCGTCGACATAGCCCCAATAATTGTTGAGGCCATCGCAGGCCTGCCACAGCACGCTATCGATGGAATGCTTCGGCCACGCTTGGCCCTGCGGCAGCAGCTCGAGGAAGGCGTCGCGATAATCGCCGCCTGATCTGCGAAGATGAACGTCACTCATAGGCGTGCTCTAAATATCTGAGCACGCGCCGAATGCTTTCGAGATCGTCGCCGAGCTTGCCCAATCCCATGTTGCAATCGCGGCATATGTAACCTCGAAACCTTCCTGTCTCATGATCATGATCCAGAGCAAGCGGGGCCTCTCGGTGACAGATCGCGCATTTGCAATCGGTTGGCGGCGGCGGATAAACGGTGCATTCGGCGAAGCCAAGTTTCTTCGCCATGTGACGGCGTTGATTGGCTGTGCGCTGCGCTCGACGTTCTTTCAGTCGCGCATATTCTTTGGCCCGCTCTGTATTCTTCGCGTACCAACGAGCCGTTTTCGCGAGCCGTTCCTTTCTGTGCTTTAGATACGACTTGCGATCATAGGCGCGAGTTTTATCGCGGTTCGCCTGTCGCCATCGCTTGTCGTACTCCGACTTGCGGCTCATTCGTAGAGAATGGTCCCCAGCGTCGCCATGCTGCCGATGTTGGCCATGACGTAATCGGTGTTCGTGACGAGATCGAACGAGATCACGCTTGGGGCCTGCATGATCGCGGCGCTGACCCATGCCGAATAAATCGTCTGTCCCGGCGCGGCCATCTGGAACAGCATGTTCTGCAGCTGCGTCTGGATTTCGGCCTGACACTCGGTCGTGTTCGGATTGAGATCGGCAATCGTGATGTCGATGAACTGCTTGATCGGCGCGGCCACATAGCAATCCTTCACGGTGACGGGCCGCATCTTGTCGAGATAGGTGGCGACCGCGGTCACGTCCTCTGGCAGCGGGAAGCCGCCGTTAGAGGCGCGCAGATCGTCCATCATGAAGCGCACGGTGATGGTGCCGATGCCTTGCTCGACGTTGGCCCACGCCCGCGTCACGCCGGGGACGGCGAGCGCCCATTCCACGTAGTCGGCTTGCGAGCCGCCCATCGGCGGATTGCGTATCCGCTGCAAAATCCTGGCGCGCAGTTCATCGTCGGTTTCGGTGTCGGTGCCGCCCGTGAGCCCATAGGCGTATGCCGTATTGGAAACGCCGGGGATCGATGGCGAGATCGACAACGAGGAACCATCCGGCAGATTGCCGAACGAACCGGCATCCGCCGCCCGAATGTTGCCGGTCACAACTGCGCTTGCGGATGTGGTGATGTCCTTGAGCGTTTCGAACGTCACCACCTTGTTAGGCGAATTGTAATTGATTGGCATCGCTGCCGCGCTCTGCAGCTGCGTCCCCATCGGAATGACGGTGCCATCAACGAGGCCCTGAAATTGCGCGGTGCCGGTGGCGAGCGTCGCCATCTTGCGGCCCGTGGTGCCGTCCGCGTTGACAAGCCATATTTGCCCGTGACGGTCGAGCCATTCCGTTTCAGCTGTATCGGGCAAGAGCTGCAGCGACAGCCAATCGATGTATTGCAGCGTAAGGTGACAAAGCGC